GCAACGCAGATGCCGTGCCGCAGCTGCCGGAGCGGTGCTTAAGCCGCAAGGCGGGAATTGTGCGGTGTTGCCTTTACATATCCGGCGTAACCATCACAGCGCCGTAATTGCGCACGCTCAGCACATGGCAGCTGCCCGCGCCAAACACAGCGTCAATGGCGTTCTTGTAGGTTTCCAGCAGTGCCAGCGGAACAAATGCCTGGATGGTACCGGCAAAGCCGCCGCCCTGCAAACGCCATGCGCCGCGGCCGTTCAGCACCTTCTGGCTGATGGCCAATGCCAAAGGCACGCCCTGCTCCTGCGGGTTCTTGATGCTGTAGGCGTTCTGGTTGAACTCAAAGCTGGAATGGCCGCCCTCAATGATCAGCTGCAGGAAGCGATCAAAATCATCTGCCTTGATGGCTTCATAGATTTCCCCGGCGCGGCGGCTGTCATTATAAAAATGGATGGCACGCACCACGGCGCGGTCGCCGGTCACTTTGCGCACTTCGGGGATGGCTTTCAGGAAGGTTTCCTCGTCCACATCGCGCAGAACCTTTTTGCCAAAGAATTCGGCAACGCTCTCCATCTCGCGGCGCACAGCGGCATAATCATCGGTCAGGTCAGCGTGGCTGCCCTTGGTATCGCTGATGCAGAGTGCAAAGCCCTTGGCTGCCAGATCAAACGGAACTTCGCGCACGACCGGATGGCCCACTTCCTTAAAGTCGATGGTGATGACCTTTCCCACGGCGCAGGCGGTCTGGTCCATCAGGCCGCAGGGCTTGCCAAAGAAAACATTCTCAGCATACTGGCTGATCATGGCGTTTTTGACCTGGTCGAAACGCTTCATGTCATTATCGTTGTACTCGCCGCGGAAGATAGCACCCATGCACACCTCAAAGGCAGCCGAGCTGGACAAACCGGAACCGCCCAGAACGTCAGAGGTGGTGTAGCAGTCAAAGCCGCCCACCTTGCCGCCGTCTTTCACAATGCCGGCAGCCACGCCGCGGATCAGGCTGGCGCTGTGCTCTGCTTCAACGGGCTGCGGGGTCAGGTCGCGCAGATTCACATCGTCGATCTTACCAAAGCCGTGGGAAATCACGCGTACAACGTTCTCGTCATTCTTGGCAACCACAGCAATGATATCCAGGTTTACGGCAGCTGCAATCACCACGCCGTTGTTATGGTCGGTATGGTTACCGCCGATCTCGGTGCGGCCGGGTGCCGAGTACAAACACACTGTGCGACCCGTGCCAAAGTTTTCTTCAAAATGGTCGATCATATCCACATAACGGACACGCTGGGCTGCCACAGTAGCAGTGTCTGCCCCATACAGCTTGGCAAAAGCCTGGTCGTAACCGCCGTTCAAGATATTTTGTTTCAGTTCCGCACTCGTTGCCATCGTTCATACACCTTTCTTCGTTTGGCTGTCCCTTGTAAAATATGCACAAAAACCGCGCGTTCTTTTTAGCTATGCAGCGCATTTTAGGCCAGTATCACGGCTTCTTGTACTCAGTATAACAAATTTTAGCAGGATGTAAACATCTTTTTTCAACGCGATTATGGACTTTTGATGAATCTTCTGATATAATGGTAAAAAATATGCTCCATCCTGTTCCGGCCTGCTGCGGTGGGCCCTGTTTTGGGAGCAGAATGGCGAACCACAACCAGATTTTGCAAGAGTGAGGGATTTGGTATGCCGACCATCGCAAAGCAATCTTATAAGCAGAGCTATACCGATAATGTAGAGCTTTCCATTTTTAATTGTGGCCACGAATACTGCCAGCCGGGCCACACCTGGGGCCCCGGTGTGCGTGACCATTACCTGATCCATCTTGTTGTTGCGGGCAAAGGTGTGTATCAGGTCAACGGCGCTGCCTATAATTTGCAGGAGGGTGATCTCTTCCTCGCCAAACCCAACCAGCTCATCACCTATGCGGCAGATGAAACCGACCCGTGGGAATATTACTGGGTCGGCTTTAACGGTGCCTGCGCCAACAAGCTGGTGCAGCAGACCCCGTTCAGCGATGTGCAGCCCGTGCACCACTGCAAAGACCCCCAAAGCACCCGTGAAACCATTTATAATATCTACCTGGCCCGCGGCCCGGAACCGCAGTGCGAAGCCCTGATGACCGGCTACCTGTACCTGTTCATGGCCCAGCTGATGAAGGAAGCGCGCGAAGCCATGCCCAACACGCCGTCTTCCAGCAGCCAGTATGTGCTGGCCGCTATCAAGTATATTCAGTTCAACTATTCCCATGATATTTCGGTAGATGACATCGCCAAGGCGGTTGGGGTCAGCCGCAGCCATCTGTACCGCGTGTTCATGTCCAATGTAGGCCAAAGCCCGATTGACTATTTAACGGGCTACCGCATCAGCGAAGCGTGTTCCCTGCTGAAAAACACCGGGCTTTCCATCGCCGAAATCGCGGTCTCCGTCGGCTTTTTTGACCAGTTCTATTTTTCCCGCGTGTTCAAAAAGGTCAAAGGCGTTCCCCCCAGCAAGTACCTTGCCGCGCTGGAGAAAGATCCGCAGCTGGGGCTGGTATAAGCCATTTTCACACAATGTCCCACCATACGGCAGCACCTTGCTTTTTGGTGCTGCCGCTCAGTTTTTACCGGCAGACTGATATATTTGCCATAACATTAGAGCAAACGGAGCAAACCATGTCTTTGAAGAAAAATCAGATTTTTGAAACCACGATCGAAAGCCTTTCCAGCGATGGCAGCGGCATTGCCCATGTGGAAGGGCAGGCCGTTTTTGTGCCCGGCGCGGCACCGGGGGATGTGATCCGCTGCCGCATTGTAAAGGCATTGAAAAGCTATGCTTTCGGCCGCATTGACGCGATTTTAGCCCCCGGCCCCGGCCGCGTTGCGCCGGATTGTGCCGTGTGCACTCCCTGCGGCGGCTGTGGCCTGCGCCATTTGAGCTATGCTACGGAATGCGAGGCGAAAACCGGCTTTGTGCGGGATGCTTTTGCCCGCCTTGGCGGCTTTGATGTAAGCGGCTTTGAGTTTTCGCCCGTTCTCGCCCTGACGGACCACACCGCACACTACCGCAATAAGGTCCAGCTGCCCGTTGGGCTGGATGCCGATGGCCATGTCGTGGGCGCACCCACCGTATCGTCCCCTGCCCCGATTGCAAATTGCAGCCGGAGTGGATGAACGCCCTGGCCCGCCGGGCTTGTGCGTTACTGGAAGCCAACGGCATTGCCCCCTATGACGAGGAAACCGGCAAGGGCCGCGTGCGCCATTTGTATATGCGCCAGGGCTGGCACAGCGGTCAGCGCCTGCTGTGCTTTGTGGTAAACGGCAACGGCCTGCCCAACGAAGCCGAGATCTGCCGCACCTTGCAGCAGGAGTTCCAGCTGACCACCGTGCTGATCAACCGCAATACCGCCCGCACCAACGTGATTTTAGGGCGGGATACCCGCACCGTGCTTGGCCCCGGCGTGATTGAGGATACTTTGGCCGGAGTGCCCATCCAGATGGGTGTGCACGAGTTTTATCAGGTCAACACCCCCGCTGCCGAGCTGCTGTACGCCAAGGCGAAAGAGTTTGCCCGGCTGCAGCCGGATGACTTTTTGCTGGACCTTTACTGCGGTATGGGCACCATTGGCCTTTCGATGAAGCCGCACTGCCGCCGCCTGGTCGGCGTTGAGGTTGTGCCGCAGGCAGTGGAAGGTGCCAAAACCGTTGCTGCGCATCTTGGCCTGCCCCCGGAGGAAGCCGATTTTTACTGCATGGACGCCGGCGAAGCCGCGACCCGCCTTGCCAGCGACGGTACCCACCCCGATGTGATCGTGGTGGACCCGCCGCGCAAAGGCTGCGATAACGCCACCCTGACTGCCATTGTCCAGATGGCCCCACGCACCCTCGTCATGGTCAGCTGCAACCCCTCCACCGCCGCCCGCGATGCTAAGTTCCTGTGTGAACAGGGGTATACGCTGGAAAAGGTTCAGCCCGTGGATTTGTTCCCAAGGACAAGGCACGTCGAGGTGATTGTTTGTTTGTCACGCGACCCAGGCGGCAGCAGTAACGGCTAAAGAATAAGAAAAGGCAGGGCGCAAGCCCCGCCTTTTTTAGTTTTCAGGCGCGAACAGCCAGTGAATGGTTATATCCTCCCCATCAATATCAATGCGGCCAATCAGAGAGTGAACAAGTGCGCGCTTTTGCTCCGGCGTTCCGTTTTCGATGACTGCCGAGGCACCGGCCAGCATTTCCTGCGCAACAGCCAGCCTGTCCACCGTTTCAGGCACGGCCAAGCCGGAGAGTTCCCCATTCAGAGCGTCAAGCTCCTTTTGCAGGGCAGCCAGCCGCCCAGAGACTGAAGCAACCGGCAGCCCGCCGGTTTGGCATAGGTCAAGCAGTCGTTCCATTTGAGGGCGAACCTCGGCCACGCGGGCCTCTAATACCCGGCGCTTTTCCTCCACGCCGGAGACGTCCACCGGCCCGGCCGCTTTCGCCAGGGCCGCCGGGTCAAATTCCAGGCGCGATATTTCGGCCAGGATAATGGCGTCCAATTTGCCGACCGCCCAGCGCTTGTTTTTACAGTTCGGATCCTTAATCATTTTTTTGGAGGACTTGGCGACAGAGTAACAGGTGTAATATGGCCAGTATTTCCGATTCTCGCCCCGCCCGGAGTAGTTGCCACTGGCAAAATACCGAGCGCCGCAGCGGGCGCACCAAGTAATGCCGCCCAGGATATGCGTGGAGCGAAAAGGGCTGTTTTTTATAAGATCACACGCGGCGCGAGGTTCGGCCGGCTGCCATTTCAGGGATTCCCGGCGGGCAGCCACCTGGTCAAAGTCGTTCTGGGAGACAAGAGCCTCGTGCTGGCCCTCGTAGGTTTTCCCGGCCCAGGTAATGCGCCCCAGGTAGATCGGAGATGACAGCACCGAGCGCACCGTTGTGTCGCTGGCCCAGCAACCGTTTTTTGTGGTGTAGCGCTCGTGCATATATACTTGAATTTTATGCACCGCCCACCCCGCGAGGTAAAGGCGATAAACCTCCCGCACCTGCATGGCCTCGTATTCGTTGACAACAAGACCCTGGCCGCCGTCCTCTTTGGTATAATAGTCATAGCCGATTGGCGCATAACCGCCGCCGTGGAATAGCCCCGCCTTAGCCCGACCTACGCGGCCGATGGCCGAGCGTTCCTTGAATTGTTCACGTTCAAGCTGGGCAAATACCGAGAGAATACCAACCATCGCCCGGCCGAACGCCGTGGAAGTATCGAAATTTTCCAGCATGGAAACGAACCCGCAGCCATTGGCGAGAAAAACGTCCTCCAGCAAGTACAAAGTATCTTTCTGCGACCGGGAGAGCCGGTCAAGTTTCCAGACCAGGACAGCGTCGCACTCGCGGCGGCGTACCATTTCCAGCACCTGCTGCAGCCCAGGCCGCTGCATTTTTGCGCCGGAGAAGCCGGGATCCTCAATAACCCGCAGCAACGTCCAATCCTTGGCCTGGCAGTAGGCGCGAAGCCGCGAATTTTGCTCTCCGATAGAATAGCCGTGGTCGGCCTGTTCCCTGGTAGATACACGCGCATAACCAACAACGCGCATGAGATAGCCCCCTTTTATTTTTCAAGGGCGCGTGTTATAATAAGGGCGGTCTAACGAACCGCCGCCCGACGCGGGCGCTTTGCCGTTTGCAGCAGCAGAGCGCCGGAACACGCGCCCGGCAAGAACGTCGCCTGTTTGCAGCGGGCGGCGTTTTTTTAGTTTGCGGTATAGGTATAGCCGGATTCTTCCAGCGTAACGGTGCCGAGGGATTCCTCCACGCGGCCGACGTCGTCCAGATAGCCATAATCAGCCACGATAGTGCCGCAGCCGTTAAAGACAATACCCGTACCGTCGTTCAGATCCAAGGTGAACCAGCTATAAGACTGGCCCTCTACCCTGGCAGCGACGAATTCCGAGAACTGCGCCTCGGAGATATTCGCCAGACCGGCGGCGTCGAACCAGGCCGTGGCCCGTTCCCCTATTTTGGCAGTACCCGCACCGTTCATCACTGGTGCCGTGGAAACAGAAGCGTTCATCAAGAGATTGTCAGAGCGCCCCGGCGTTTCCGTAGGAACCGGCTCCGGCGCAGACGTAGGCTCTGGCGTTTCAGCCGGAGCCACGGTCGGCGCAGGGCTTGCAGCGACAACCGGCGCAGCTTCAGACACAGGCTCGGAGCTTGCAGCGGCCGAACCGCACCCAGCAAGCAACAACAGACAACCGGCGCAGAGAATAGCTGCCTTGCGCATGAAAATCACCTACCTTACAAGTGTCTCCCAACAGACCCTCGGCCCTTTCGAGCCGGGGGTCTGTTTCTTTTTTAGGTCAGCCTGTGGACGCCGTGTCGTCGATGGTATTCGAAGCAGTACCACCCGCGCTCGGCGCAAAGCCTAAGGCTTTTTCATAAGCCGCCTCGGCATCCTGCACGGAGGAACTGCCAGGCGGCGTGACCACTGGATCAGGCGCAGCGGCCGCACAAGCAGCCAACGCCGGATCAATGACCTTTGACGCAATCTTCATAATAGCCCGGCGGTCTTCCTCAGGCAGAGCAAGATAGTTCGTCAGCAGCGCCGTCTCGAGATTCGACAAATGGTACTGGGCCGCGACCTCGGAAACAAGGCTCGGCTTTTCCGGCTGGAAGATCTCGCCCTCGCCGGTAAGCAGCCACTCGCGCCGGACGTTGAACTTCTCACAGATACGGATCGCGTTTGCCTCCGTAAGAGCCACCGCCCCGCTTTCGATGCGGCAGATGGCAGATTTACCAATGCCCAAAGCCTCGCCAAATTCCCGCTGGCTAATGCCGCCCAGGGCCGCCCGCAGCTCCTTTATGCGTTCATTCAATCAACTCACCTCCCTTCGCTTGCAAGCTGATTATACCACAATAAGTTCCCTAAAGCAACCTATTTTTGAAAAAATCCCTTGACACGGTACATTAAAGAAACTATAATAGTTTACACAAGCAACCTGGCAGGTTGACTTGAAGAAACTCAACGCAACGAATAAACAGCGAGGTGAACAGCATGGAAACCAAGAAGAAAGAACAGAACACCAAGGCAGAGGCGGAGACTTTCGCCGCAACCGTAAAGGGCATGAACCGCGACGACCAGCTGATGCTCAACGGCTTTTTGCTGGGCCTCGGCGCAGCAAAGGCGCTGCCCCGCCAGCCCGAACAGGCAGGCTGAAAGCCCCGGAGGAAGAAGCGCCATGAAGATTACACACGTTTTCCCGGACGGAACCAGAACGCCGGACATTGACGGCCTCCGGGTTCCGTACACCGCGCAGACGGCCGCCGCCTACCAGGCCGTGGCAGCCGCGCAACACCATAAAAAGGAGGAACACACCGATGAGGATTAAGCGCCGGAAATACAGAACCCTGGCCTTTGCCTACAAGACCGCCGGGCTGCTTTGGGGCCTGGTACACGTCTGCGCCGTGGTTGGTTTTTTGACCGACTGGACGCAGCCCCTGCTTTACGCGGGGATCGGCCTGTTTTCCCTTTTGACCGTAAACGCCTGTATCGGCGGCTGCTGGAGGGCCGAAGCGAGAGCCGACCGCCTGACCCGGCAGATCGCCGAGATGGATAAACAGCACCGAGCCAACAGAAAGGAGGCTGCCTGATGTACTACACGACCTGCCCGCACTGCGGCGCACATCTCGATCCCGGCGAACGGTGCGACTGCCAAGACCACCCCGAAAACGAAGACCAAGAAAGAAAGGAGCAACCCCAACATGAATGACTACTTAGCAGCCAGCAACGCCACAAGTCTGCTGGATATGGCCAACGGCGCCATCAAGGAGCGCATCGACTACGAAATGGGCCGCGTGATGCAGAACATCAGCGACCCCAACACCAAGGCCAGCGCCAAGCGCGAAATCACCTTGAAGATCACCCTGGCCCCGGACGAAGACCGCAAACACATCGAGGTCAGCTGCACCGCCAGCAGCAAGCTGGCAGCCATGAACCCGGTAAAGACCAGCCTGGCGACCGGCCGCGAGAACGGCCAGACCGTAGCCGTGGAACTCACCCCGCAGATTCCCGGCCAGCTTGACACGACCGGCAACGTTACCCCCGTCCGCAAACTTCTGAAGTTCGGCGAAGCCGCAGTATAAAAAAAGGAGATACAGCAATGGAAAACAAAAGCAGCTTTCTGAAAGACGCCATCGAGAGCATCACCACCCTGGCCAACAAGGCCAAAGACCCCAAAACACTGGAATACAACAGCCACCTCTACCTGATCGACGAAAGAGGCAACGCCAACAGAATCTGGGAAATGAAAGACACCCCCGAAAAGAAGCGCGTCTGCAGCCTGGACGCCCTGGTGGCCCTTATCAAGCATGAGGCCGTAGACCGTTACGCCACCAACGCGCACCCCCTCTTTGTAAACTGCGAAAGTTTCGGCAGCGTAACCTGCTACCTCAGCCCCGATTCCGGCAACTACGAGAACCGCGTCACCCTGTACGAAGCAGCCGCCACCGACGTGCCGGGCTTCCGCGATAGCAAGTGGAGTCTGGAAGAAGCGATGGTCGCCCTGCGCTCTAAGTTCCAGCACACCGACGACGTGGACTACATCCTCGGCCTGATCGGCAGGATGGACGTCAACCAGCAGATCAGCAGCGAGGACAACGGCGTGACGCAGACCGTCCAGGTGCGCAGCGGCGTATCTTTCGTGGAGAACCAGCAGGTGCGCCCCATCGTAAGCCTGGCACCCTACCGCACGTTCCAGGAAGTTCTGCAGCCGGAAAGCGACTTCGTCTTCCGCGTAGACCAGGATCGCAACGTCAGCCTGACCGAGGCCGACGGCGGTATGTGGAAGCTGGCCGCCCGCAACGCGGTCAAGACCTACCTCAGAAACGCCCTGGCCGAAGAAGTTTACAAAGATCAGGTCATCGTGACCCTGTAACCAGAACCCAGGCAGCCGGACGCCCGGCGGGTGGGATTGGGGGATTCTAAAACGAAAGGAGGAAACCGCTTTGAAAATAGCACTGATACGCGGCGTCGTAACCATAGCCGAACTCAGCAACCTGGACTTCCAGCGCCTAAAGAACATCAGCGGCCTACGGTGGAACAGAACAACCCGCTGCATGGTCGGCCCGGTAAGCCTAAACCTGCTGGACGGCCTGGCCCGCTACTACAAACTCCCGGCGGATATGGAGACCAAACGCCAGCGCCTGGGCAAAACCCGCCGAGAGATTGACGCCGAGCGCCTGGCCGAAGACCCGGCGCCGCTGCTGCCCTACCCGGTAAAGGCGAACCTTTACAAGCACCAAATCCGAGGCGCGAACATGGCCCTGCGGGCCTTTGGCGCCCTGGACGCCAAGACGCCCGGCGGAGGCTTCGGCGAACTTTTCGAGATGGGCTGCGGCAAGACCCTAACCACCATAGCGGTGGCGGGCGCCCTGTACAACCTGGGTAAGATAGACCGCGTTCTGGTAGTGGCCCCGACCAGCGTATGCAGCGTCTGGCCCCACGACCTAAACCAGTTCGCAGCCTTTCCCTGGGAGGCGCGGGTTTTACTGGGCGATAAAAAGAAGCGCCTCAAGGCCCTGAACGAATTGAAAAACTGGCCCTTTAAGGCCCTGCGCATAGCGGTCATAAACTACGAAAGCACACACCGCGATGGAATCTTTGAAGCCCTGGCCGCCTACAGGCCAGACCTGATCGTGTGCGACGAAAGCCAGCGAATCAAAAACCCCAGCGCAGCACAGAGCAAGGCCCTGCACAAACTGGGCGACGCCGCACCTTTCCGCATGATCCTAAGCGGTACGCCGGTACAAAATAACGCGGTAGACCTATACAGCCAATACCGCTTCTTAGACCCGGCGGTCTACGGCGCCAACTTCTACGCCTTCAAAAACCGCTACTGCATAATGGGAGGGTACGGCCAACATCAGATTGTGGGCTACCGCAATATGGACGAACTGGTCGAGAAAGAACACTCCGTCGCCTACCGCGTAACCAAGGAAGAATGCCTCGACCTGCCACAGCAGACCTTTATAAACAGATACGTTCAGTTCACCGACGCCGAGCAAGCCATATACGAGCAGTTGCGCAAGAGCAGCTTTCTGGAATTGGAGACCGGCGAGAACGTGACCGCAACCACGATCCTGACCATGTACCTGCGCCTTATGCAGCTAACCGGCGGCTTTTTAACCGCCGACGAAAGCACCCGGCCGAAGCAGGTCAACACCGCCAAGCTGGACGCTCTGGCCGACATCGTAGACGACTACGTTGTGGACGCGGGCAAGAAGCTGGTGATTTTTGCCCGGTTCCGGGCCGAAATAGCCGCCATAGAAAACCTGCTCCGGCTGCGTAAAATTCAATACGGCAGCATTTACGGAGACGTGCCGATGGAAGAACGCGGAAAGATCGTCGAGGACTTCCAGACAAACCCGGACACGAAGGTCTTTGTGGCGCAGATTCAGACCGCTGGCCTTGGCATAACGCTACACGCCGCCAGCACGGCAGTTTTTTACAGCTATGACTACAACTACGCCAACTACGCACAGGCCCTGGCCCGTATTCACCGAATCGGCCAGCGCCTCCCGGTCACCTACATACACCTTGTAGTGGACGGCAGCATTGATGAAAAGATTCTCGCCGCCCTGGAAAACAAGGAAGACATGGCAAAGACGGTGGTGGACAGTTGGCGCGAGGTTTTGACCGCACCCGAAAAAAGGAGGAACCCATGAACAACCCCAAAGAACGCACCGCCTGGATCAAGGCCCAGGAGGCCGCTGCCGACGAAGACCCGCACGGCTACCCGGAGCCGGGGGAACCTAACGAAAGCACCGAGGAACGAATGCAGCGTTTTTTCTTCCAGCAGGTGACCGAGGGCAACGCCACCGCTGACGGCGACGGCGTCCAAACCTTGACCGTAACCATCACCCTGGCGGAGTACCGCCGCCTGGCCCAGCAGGACGGCAAGCTGGAATATTTGCAGGAACAGCTCGATAAAAAGGAAGAAGCCCTGACCTTTATGCACCAAAAAAGCATAGAAGACGACAAGGCCGCCAGCAACTACCGCCGCCAGATTGAAGACCTGAACCGAGACCGGCGCAACCTGGCCGAGAACGCCAACATCGTGGCCAACGCCGAACAGAAAACCAGGGAATCCCTGGAAAGGGCAAACGCTCGCATCGAAGAACTCACGCAGGACATTATCCGGGTCGAGAAGAACAGAGACGAAACCTGGGAACGGTTCAGTGAGGTCTCCAAGCAGCTGGACGCCGCAGAAGCAAGTCTCAGAAATAAAACCCTCGCCCTGACCTCCCTGATGAACGACTTGGAGGCCCTCGGCGTAGAACCTAAAAAGCACAACACGGAGGAAGAACAGAAATGAGCCACATTCGCCACATTCAGAGAAACATGGCCCGCACGGCCCTGGCCGCCGAGGGCGTGACCAAAGTAAACCGCCGCCTCAGCGCGGACAAGTACATCAAGGGCTGGACAAAGACCTGGCGCCAGGCTGTAGACGACTGCGTCCAGATGTTCAGCGACCCGATGCCGAACCGCCCCGCCAGCTGCCAGGGGGTGAACCGCGTATGACGATTCTGGAACAGGTGGACGCATACCGCGCCCTGCTGGACGAAAAAGAGCGCCTGGCCGACGCCACCAAGGAAAACAACAAAGCCCTGGAGGAAGCCCGCAACGCCCTGGCCCAGGTGATGATTGACGAAGAAACCCCACAGATCAAGCGAGCCGGTTATAGCTACTCGGTCGCCCTAAAAACCAAGTACAGCAAGCGCAGCGGCGCCGACCAGCTTTTGATGGACACCCTGCGCGACTTCGGCCTGGGCGACCTGATCAAGGAGACCGTCAACGCGCAGAGCCTCCAGGGCGCCATGAGCAACCTGGCAGCCGAGAACGACGACCAGCTCCCCGACGAATTCCAGGACTGCGTGAACACCTACGAATTCTACGACGTTACCCGCCGCAAGGCGGCCAAGTAAAGGAGATACAAACATGGCAAGCACTGCATTAACGAAAGTAGACCCGGCGGCTTTCCAAATCACCCCCATCTCGGAGGAAGTCGCTCAGGTGATCCACGAGGAGCTCGACGGCCTCGGCCCGATTCCCTTTGATACCGTAAAGGTTCCCAGCGGCGGCGGGATTGCTTTTGAAGTACCCTCCGACGACCCAGAAAGCCCGGACAGCGAAAAGAGCCTGGTGGGCGTTATCGTATACCACCACTGCACCAACGCATACTGGGCAAACTCCTTTGACGGCAAGAACGAACAGCCCGACTGCGCCAGCATGGACGGCAAGAACGGCATTGACCGAGACAGCGGCGAACTTCGCCAGTGCGAAAGCTGCCCCCTCAACCAGTTTGGCAGCGCCCCGGACGGCAAAGGCAAAGCCTGCAAGAATATGCACCGCATTTACCTTTTGCGCGAGGGCGAGGTTCTGCCCCTGCTGCTGCCCCTGCCGCCGACCAGCCTGAAAGCCTTTAAGGACTACCTGGCAAAGCGAATCGTTCTGAAAGGCAAGCGGGCCTGGCAGGTACTCACGCAGATCACCCTGAAAAAGGAGCAGAACTCCGGCGGCATTACCTACGCCAGCTGCGTGTTCACTAAGCTGGGCGACCTTACCCCCGCCCAGGCCGAACAGATCAAAGGCACCGTGGATGCCGTGAAGCAGCTGGCCGAGAGCGTACCCCTGACCGCTGCCGACGAAGCCTCCGGCGAGACCCCCACCAAGGAAGCAGTTCTGGACGCGCTGCCGGATGATCAGGACTACCCCTTCTAAGCAATACACCCCTGAGCAAATACCACCAACAGCCGGGGCAGGACAGCCCTGCCCCGGCTTTACTTTTTTTAGAGCGAGGAAACGGAAAAGTGGCACCGAAGATCAACATCGACGACTTAGTCGATTACAAAACCTCATACACCGCCGCCGTTAAGAAGCCGGAAGTCTCCGGCACACGTTTAACCAGCCTCTGCCCCTTTCACGACGACCGCAAGGCCAGCTTCAGCGTTGACCTGAAAACCGGGCAATATACCTGCTTTGCCTGTGGCAAAAGCGGAAATTATATAGATTTCATAGCCGAAATGCGCGGCATTTCCACCAAGGACGCCTACAAGGCAATCCTGCGGGAACACGGCGTGGCGGAACCCAGCGGCAAGGACGAACCGAAACCGCAAGCGCACTACACCGTGGACGACTACGCTGCCGAGAAGCACCTGCCCGCCGACTGGCTCCGCCAGCAATGCAGCCTCACCGACGAAGCCGAGAAAAAGACCGGCGACCCCTACATCAAAATCCCCTACTTCGGCCCGGACGGCAAGGCTCAGGTCTACCGCAAGCGCATGGGCAAGCACAGCTTCAAGTGGGGCTATGGTTCCGCCGGTAAGCTACTACCCTACGGCGCCTGGCGCATACAGGGCATGAAGATTGCTGGCTACACCGTACTGGTTGAGGGCGAGAGCGACACGCAGACCATGTGGCACCTGGGCTTTGCGGCCTTAGGCGTACCCGGAGCAAGCACGTTCAAAGAGGACTGGGTCAAATACCTGGACGGCATCGAAACCGTATACATTCACAAAGAACCTGACCTCGGCGGCGACACGTTCAAGCAGGGCGTCCTCCGGGCGCTGAAAGACGGCGGCTTCACCGGCAGCGTGAAGATTTTCACCTGCGGCGACAAGGGAGAGAAAGACCCCTCCGACCTATACATCAAGCTGGGAGAGGACGCAGCGCACGACGCACTGCACGAACTGCTCAAAACCGCGCAGCCGGTAGACCTGACCAACCTGGAAGCAGCCCTGCCCGTGGCGATAGAGGGAGCGCCAAAGAACCTGCGCCAGCCCCCCGGCTGGTTTTACAGCGACCACGGCATCAGCCGGATAGATGAAAAGACGGAACAGCCGGTCTGCGTTTGCCGAACCCCCATCATTCTGACCCGGCGGCTCAAACGTACCGACACCGGCGAGGAAAAGATCGAGGTTGCCTGGAAACGCGACGACGAATGGCAAACGGCCATCTTCCCCCGGTCAATGATTTTTCAAAGCCGCAGCATTACGGTTCTGGCCGATAAGGGCTGCACCGTAACCAGCGAGAACGCCAAGCAAGTGGTGCGGTTCCTGGGCGCCCTGGAGCAAGAGAACATCGACGCCCTGCGCCTGGAAGAAAGCACCTCGACATTCGGCTGGCAGAGCCGCCGCAGATTCCTGCCCGGACACGCCCCCGACATGGTACTGGACATCGAGCCAAGCATGACCCGCTGGGCCAGCGCCTACTGCCGCAGCGGCACCCTGGAAGCCTGGGCCGCCTGTATGCAGCCGCACCGCAGCCGCCACCGGTTCAGGTTTATCCTGGCCGCCAGTTTTGCTGCCCCCCTCCTGGCAATCATCAAGCAGCGCATCTTCTTCGTGTACAACTGGGGCGGCAGCCGAGGCGGCAAGACCGCAGCCCTGAAAGCAGCCCTCTCCGCCTGGGGAGACCCGGAGCGCCTAATGGCGAACTTCAACGCCACCCAGGTCGCCCTGGAACGCATGGCCGGCTTTTTCTGCGACCTGCCCCTGGGCATAGACGAACGCCAGCTGGCGGGCAGCAAGCAAGAGGGCCTGGAAAAAATCGTGTATATGCTGGCCAACGGCACCGGCCGGAGCAGAGGCAGCAAGGACGGTGGCCTCCAAGAACTGCGCACCTGGCGCAGCGTAATTCTGGCGACCGGCGAGGAACCCATCGGCAAGGCCAACAGCCAGACCGGCGTGAACACCCGCGTGCTGGAAGTAATAGGCGCCCCCTTTGAAGACGAAGCCAGCGCCAGCGATATGCACCAACAGGCAGCGCTAAACTGCGGCTGGGCCGGGCCGGAGTTTATACAGTATATACTCGACACCGGCGACCAGGCGATCCTGGACGAATACCAGGACGTGGTCACGAGGGTGCGAGACCTGGCCGGAACTAAGAACGGCAGCCATGTGGCAGCCGTGGCGACCGTAGCCCTGGCAGACCGAATGCTCAGCCGCTGCATTTTTCACGAGACCCCCGAACAGGCAGCAACAGAGACCGAACGCATGACCACCCGGATCGTGGCCGACCTGAAAGAACAGGAACAGCCCGACGTCAACGAACAAGCCGCCCAGTTCATAGCCGACTGGATCAACTCGAATATACGCAGCTTTGTGGACGGCAACTACAATCAGCGGTTCGGATATGTAGACGGCGACCTCGCCTGTATTTTCCCCAGCCTACTGCGCGAGGCCCTGGAAAACGCCGGCTTCAGCTACCGCAAGACCATGACCTGGCTGGCCGAGAACGGAATCTGCCAGGTAGACAAAGCCGGAAAATACCAGATCGTCAAAAAGTACGACGGCCGCCCGGTTCGGATGATCGTACTGGACACCGTACTTCTGGCAACCCCGCCCAGCGAGGCCGACGAAGACGGTTTCACAGTACTGCCGGAGAGCGAAGACCTGCCGTTCTGACTACGCCGCCCCTCGCCGCGCAGCGCCAACAGGGAGAGCGCACAGCGGGCAGTCTGGCAGCGGCAAACAAGAGAGACCACCGCAGAGAACCGTGCAAAAATAGCCGCCTCTTTTTTCCGGCGGAAAAAACGCGGCAAGTTACCGGCAAGTTGAGGTTACACAGGGTTACACAAGGTTACACCGACGCAACGCACCAGGTGTAACCGAAAACCCGCGAAAAACCGCCGTATTTTCTAATAGTTACACCTGTTACACCTAAATCAATACAAAATACACTCGTGACGGAAATTTGATGAACGCCAAAAACAAATTTTTTATACAGGGTATATTTTTATAGCCCCTTTAGGTGTAACCGCGCAGAAAAACAACCGATTAACGGCGCAGCAGCGCCAAAAAGGAAGTTACACCTACAAAGCAGAAAGGACAGCAGCCATGAAAAAACAGAACTACCAACTCCGAATCGTAATTACCCAGGGCAAAGAGGTTCTGGCCGAGGTAAAGATGCGGCGAGATACCCTCGAAGACCTGCCCAACGTACCGAGCCTCCCCGGCACGATCTACAACATGATCGGCGACCTTTGCCGCCTGCAGGCAGCCAGCGCCGAGACCGATGGACCGACGGCCAACGAAGGTGACGCAGAACCGGAACTCGCACCGACACCGCACCTGCCGCCGAGAGTTAAGATCGTACCCCTGGCAGCGCCAGCACCGGCGGCGGAACCGGAACCCGAAACGCTGCCAACAAAAGCAGCGGCAGATCCGACGCCGCCCGCCCTACCCACAGAGAAACACCTGACCCCCGCCAGCGCCCCGCGCGGCAAAGGGCTGCCGCCTAAAAAAACGCTCTACCACTTCACCTGCAAAGACTGCGGCGGTACTTTTACCGTATTCGGACAGTACCGGGACGGTGACACCGTAAAATGCTCAAGCTGCGGCAGCACAAACGAATTCAAAGACAGCTTCGCCAGCTTCGACGCTTACTGCGACAAGTGCGGCGGCCATGTATACGGCCGTACCAACAGCGAGGACGCCGAAATGGTCTGGACTTGCCGCTGCCGCAACGACCTCATCCTGACCTGGAACAAGAAGCTGAGAAAGTACACCAACGGAGGCAAGTGATATGGCCACCAAGAAAATCACACTCCCCGACCCATACGCACACAAGACCCTGCGCAGCTACTGCACCGCCCTGGTGCGCTGCGGGGCAGCCGAAAGCCTGACCGACGCCAGGAAAAAAGCGCGAACCGCGATACCCAGCGAAAAGAGCATTCAAGCCGAAATTCTGTGCTACCTGAACGAAATCGGCTTTTTTTGGAAAGATGCCGCCGGGCCATACCAGCAGCGCGGAATCCCGGACATCGTAGGAGTACTGCACGGACGCTTCTGCGCGTTCGAGGTAAAACGCCCGCTGCTGGGCGAGGCAACACCCCTCCAGGAACGGACGATTCAGCGGATCCAGGACAAAGGCGGCGTGGCCGAGGTAGTAACCAGCGTGGCCGATGTACGAGCCGCCCTGGAAGAAGCCCACCTTGTACCACAAAAGGAGGCAGCACGATGACAGAACCTTACACCCCCTCCGTCAAGGGAGCGCGGGAAGACCTGCGCGACTGGCTGCGACGCTACCGCACAGCCCGGAACAGGAAGCGCGACCTGGACAACCGCCTTAAAAACGTCCTGGCAGACCTGAACGACCCGCCTCTGGGCTGCCAGGGCAGCGGCAGCCCAGGCAGCGGAACGCCAAGCGCCGGAGCCGCTGCCATAGCCTACAAGATCGACGAAGTGGAACAGCGCATCAAAGACCAGCAGGGCCGCATGGCGCAGATTTTCCTGGAGACCTGCGAGGTCATAGATTTGCTGCCCGACATAGAAGACCGGCAGCTTCTCGAAAAGCGCTACATCGACTGCCAAGGCTGGCAGCAGATCGAGAAAGACCTCTACCTGGCCCGGTCAAACCTTGCCCGCCGGGAAGCCAAGGCCCTGGACACTCTGCTGCAACATAAGACCGTGCAGGAAAAGCTGGCCGCCTGGCTGGACGGCCTGGCTGTATAAGCAAAGGAGGAAATCATGAAGCTGAAAGACAACCGGGTTACTAAGATAGACCCGAACTACAAGGAAATCCGCAAGCTGGACGCCCTGCTGACCGAGGCAGGAATCCCGCACACGTTCCAGACGTTTTACTGGAACAAAACCGGCGACCTGCGCGGCGCTCAGATCATATACCCGGAGGACGGCCCGAACCGAGTGGCCGACGTAGTAATAAACGGCGCCAGTTACGGAAACGAATTCGACCTGCTGGAAATGATGGGCCTTGTGCCGGAGACGGCAGAGCCGGATGAACTGACCGGCGGGAACATTGAGGGCTACATGACCGCAGAAAAATGCTACCGGCGGATTCGCTACCACTGGGACACGCACGGTGGAAAGGAGGCGACCGGCAATGCCTAAGCTGCCAAGCGGCGTGAGCATAGTGACCGAAAGCGCCCTGTCCCTGATTTTCAAAGATGGCCCGCGCGGACAATTCCTCTGCCTGACGAAAGACCAGGACGGAAACGTGAAAATTTGTGCCGTGGATAACAACACCGGCGACGCCTGGGCGGAGGACTTCAACAGCCTGACCGCCGCCCTCTACTGGCTGGAAAACCAGGCCGCCACCCCGAACTAGGCCGAGACATACGCAGCAGCCAAGGCCGCCGAACAGTACGACGACCCTCTGCGAGAGGAAATCGACCGCTACATCGAAAGCGAGAGGGCCGCCGCGCAGACGCTGGCCGACCAAATAGAACACTACGTGAACACCGCCCACGAGGAAAGGGTTGCTGTACAAACAAAAGTTGCGGCGATACTGCGCCACAATAAACACAAGGAGGAAGAACAATGAATCGGTACAAGGTTACCTATAAGGGGTTTGTCTACGTTGAGGCGAACAGCAAAGAGGAAGCCCTGCGCCTGGCGCAGGATGGCGCAGATGAGGGCGGGATGAGATCCTGGGAAGACGTCGTGGCGCCGGAGGATTTCTTCTTTGACCTCGACTATCCGGACAGTGACGACTAATATGATTTTTGAAGTGAAAGACAAAACGGGCCGCCCCATGATGACGACCCACGACCCCCGCTGCGTATACGACGACGACACCTGCAAGGAAATGCGGGCCGCCGGATATAAAGTCACCCTGGACGGCCGAGCCTGGCCGCCAAGAGAGAGAAAGGAGAAAAAAGCATGATTTCCATTTTAACCGAGGCAGCCCACGCCCTGTTCTATATGACCGGCGGCGCTTGCTGCGGATTCTTCCTGGCGGCCCTTTGCCACGCTGCCGGGAACGACAGCGACGACCGGCGCCTGACCGAGAGCCTGGCAGAGCGCGAACGAATTATCAGAGAGACGATGGAGACCCAGCAGCGAACCAACGACCTCCAACGCCGCACCAAGGAACTGCAAGACCAGCGCCATGCAGAAATCACAAAGTGGGCCGCCAGCCTGGCAGCAAGGGAGGGGCGCCTTGCCCGCGCGGAACGGCTCTACTTCGAGCGCACCGGCCACCGCGTAGACGAAGCAGCCAGGAAAGAATGAGCGCCCGCGAACCAGAACCGGCGCCGCACTACATGGCCGTGACAGCCGACAACCTGGAAACGCCGGTCGCCGTTTTTGACGACCTCGACGCCATGTGCCGCTGGGCCAGGATCAGCAAGCACGTTGCCTACTGCATGATTAGCCGAGGCACCGTGCGCAAGAAAGGCCCTGCCGCCGGGTGCCGCCTGGTAAACCTATACCCGCTACACAAAAAGCGCCCCGGCAGATAGACTGCCGGAGACAGCAAAACCGCCCGGAAAACCGGGCGGCGTTTTTTATTTTACCGGTGAAGCAAAGTCAGCCAGAGCCAGACCGCCACCATCCCACTCCGTATGGAACGTCGTCTCGACGCCCAGCAGGGAGCCGTCAGCGTCCAGGACTTCCAGCGTCAGGCCGTCCTTGAATGGGCAATCAGGCTCCCCGGAGGCAGGAACCGTGCTGCACCATTTGACGACGCCCGGCTCGTAGCATATCCGGGCAACAATGCGGCCGTTTTCTTCGACCTCGAAATAATCCCCGCAGCCGCCATGCGTCCGGCCAAGGCCAGGCAGCCGACGAACACGGCGGCACCAGCCGAAAGCGTCCTGCCCGGAGCGCGGGGAGACGATCAGCGGGCCGAGCATACAAGCCCTCCCCTCAATATTCTGCGCGGGCCGAAAGCCCGGACAAGTAGACCCAGTGCAGACCGTTATCGTCGCGCTTCCACTCGCCGCCCAGAGCTTCAAGCGTAGCAAGCAGACCGTTATAATAGCACTGCTCGGCGGCAAGAGTCGTGGACGAAAGATCCGTCCGCTGGCGCAGACCGTAGTGGGTGTCAAGCATACCGGCGAGGGTTTCAAGCCCGCGCTGGAGGCGCTCAGTTTCGGCAACGGTAAGACGATGAGTGTTAGACATTGGGAACCTCCCTATTTTTTTGCGGCGGCGATTTCTTCCGCCTTGGTGATGTGGTAGACGCAGCCCGTCCACACGGTGCTGAACGTACCCTCGCAGCCACGACCAAGCAACGTGCAATCGTTGCACATGGGGTTGATACGCAGCCCCGGCGTTTCTTTTTTAGTAGACATACAGAAAACTCCTCTCAATGCAGAATAGAAACCAGAGTGGCGGCGCGGATGCGGTAAGAATGGATGCTGCCGGAGTCAGTGGATTTTTCAACCAGAGACAGCGTCTTTTCCGATACCCGGAACACGCTCAAAATGGTGGCCGTGGCACCGTAGTTGTACTGGCGAACCATACCAGGCTCCAGGGCCGAAGCAGGAACGGCGGGAACGTCGCCGACGCCTTGCAAGTGAATGGACTTCATAAAAATGCCTCCTTAGTATTCGAGCATATATCCGGTGTAGCAGAAGTTAGCGGCCAGATCTGCGGCCTTCGTGATGGCAGCGCCGCAAGCGGCAGCTTGGTCGGCAGGAACCGCACCGATGGCCGACCAGTTGACGCCCAGGCGGATCGGATCCATCGGATGGTTGATCTCGCAGACCTGAACGTGGAAGTCGAGGCCAGCGCAGAGGGCATCAACGCGCTCCTGCAAGTAGTTGAACTCCTGGCGGTAGTAACGATAAGTGATGGTCTTCATAGGGAAGCGCTCCTTTCAGATTTTGTGACCCGCGATGCGGATCGTGTCGATGATGGCGTTGTGGGTACGGCGCCCGGCGGTTTCATACCAGCGGATCTTGATAGGATAGCGGGCGTTCTGCCACCAAGCGAAATAGGCACGACCGTGAACCGTATCAACCAGAACGCTGGCGTGGGTGGCGTCCCCGGTTGCGAACTTGAAATCCCGACGCAGGAGAACCAGACCGTCCAGGTGACCCGCAGCGTTGCAAAATTCCTGCATACGCTGCGCGGGGTCGTTTTCGTCCTCGAAAGCGGTGAAGCCCTCGGCTTCGAGCATTTCAACCAGTACGTTGTTTTTCATGGTAAGAACCTCCGTTTAATTTTCTGCGGTAACGACCGCCGCCAGGCTGTAAAGCGTTTCGTGATCGCTCCACGTGATTTTGTTGTTGTCGAACGCCTTGTCGATTTCGGCAAAGCACTCGTTGCGGTCGCCCTCCGTCTTGATGGCGGCGATTTTGTAAACCAGCTTCTTGAACATCTTTGTGTACCCCCTTGGTGTTTCGATGTCTGTGTGATACCACACAAACGCAGGGTTTTCAATGCGCAAATCGTCCAAAGAATAACGTTGTATCTTGGTATTTTTTGATTGCCGCCAAAAATAGGGCAACCCATAAAAAAGACCCCACCCCCTTGTTTTTTGGGGGCGGGGCGGCAAAATGCCGGGCGCGTTCTACATAGCCTCCAGGGTAAAATCCCAGTATTTTACATGAGCCTGGGCCTCTTTGATCGTTTTGAAGTATTCCAGGCGCCAGCCAAACTTGTTATAAAGCGGAGCCAGGACGCCGCCGGGAAGAACCTCGCACAAATAGTATTTTTCAGCAGGGCCTTTGTCGGGCCTATTCTGCACCATATAGCGGCGGCCATTGTACGAAAAACGACGTTTGCTTGTAGATTTCAACATTTTCAACACTCCTTTCAACAACTCTGTGTTACCATACGAACGCAGTAAATGCAAGCCCAAAAGTCAGGACACAACAGGACATGGAACCGTGCTACAATAATAGCGTCGAGAGTTGGAGATGCGAAAGCACCGCCAGCACGGCAGCACTCGACGACGCGCATGACTTCCTCCGCGCACAGCAAAGATCAGCGATTCGAGCAGAGCGATCGCTGGTTTTTTATTTACCACGTTACGCGGCTTTCAAGCTCCTTTCCCGCGTTCGCCTCGAACCACGGCCAAAGCCCCAGGCGCTAAGCCTCCCAAGCAAGCGACGCATCACAGCAAGCTGGCGGCAGCAGGGCCGGGAGAGTTCAGGCAAAATGGTAAAAGCTGGCAAGCGCAGGGCCAAAAGGTACTCCCTGAGGCCTCCCCCTGCACGGGGCGAGGAAGGCGCGTCGTTTTTTCGGATGAGAGGCAAAAAAAATCAGGCGTTGCGTTACGTTTTGGACCCAAAGCGGCACAAAAACGGCGCTAAATGGCAGGAAGCACCGACCGAGAACGGCGGCCGCGTGGCAGAATGCAGACCAGCACCGGGGCGGCCAGGTGGCACGACAGCGACCACAGCCGAACCTAAAGCCGAGGCGGCCAGCCCGCGAGGGCGGCAGACCAAGAACAGCCACCGTTTCCCTGCGGTGGCGAGAGGTTCCGACCGGCCAGGCAGGGCCGGAGACGGACGCACCCCGAAAAAGAACTGGGCCTGATACACAAAGACGAAACCTTGCAGGGGCGCCAACGAACGCCGCAAGGATAAAACAGCCGACGGAGAACCGCCGGAGAGCCGAACCGAGGAAAGGAAGCGCTGCCAGACAGCGCCGCAAGGCGCATTTTGCGTGCATAGTTCAACAGGCAGAACGCCCGCCAGCCCGGCGGGTGACGTTGGTTCGAGACCCGCTGCACGCTCCACATTTGAAAACCGCCAGACCGACAACGGCCCGGCGGTATTTTTGTACAACTACGGAGGCGGCTTATGCAGATAGAGACACGAAAACTGTCCGACCTGCGCCCGGCTGAGTACAACCCGCGCAAGAAGCTGGCGCCGGGCGACCCGGAGTATGAGAAGATAGCCCGGAGCATTGAAGACTTCGGCTACTGCGACCCCATTATCATAAACAAGGACGGAACCATCATAGGCGGACACCAGCGCACCCAGGTCTTGCTGGATATGGGCGCCGAGACGGCCGACGTGGTAGTGGTAGATCTGGACAAAGACCGAGAAAAGGCGCTGAACATCGCCCTGAACAAAATCACCGGCGAATGGGACGCCGCCAAGTTGACCGAACTGGTGGGCGACCTTGACCTGAACGGCTATGACCTGACCAAGACAGGTTACAGCCAAAAGGAACTGACAGCCATGCTGGAACAGACCCGGATCCGGCCGGAGGACTTCAGCCAGGAATTCAGCCTGCCCAGCCGAGACACCGTGCTGGCCCACACGATGCACGTTACCCTGCACCGCGAACAGATCAGGATCATCAAGGCAGCCATCAGCGCAGCGACCCGCGACGGTGAGGGCGAGACTTACGGCAACACAGACAAGAACGGCAACGGCCTGGCAAAGGTGGTGAAAGAATGGCTGGCAGCGAACACAAGCTCCGCCGAGAGCGAAGACCTTTAAGCAGCCTACACCCGGCGGATTATAACCCCCGGAAAAAGCTGACGCCCAGCGACCCGGAGTATAAAAACATAGAGCGCAGCTTAAAAGAGTTCGGCTATGTAGACCCCATCATCATCAACCAGGACGGAACCATCATAGGCGGCCACCAACGCTGCACCGTTCTGCAAGACCTGGGAGAGACCGAGGCAGACGTCATTGTTTTAGACCTTAGCAAGGACGACGAAAAGGCGCTGAACATTGCCCTGAATAAAATCGGCGGCGAATGGGATATGCAGAAGCTGCGCGATGCCCTGGGCGACTTGACCCTGAGCAAACTGGACGTGAACACGACCGGTTACAGCGACGATGAATTGCAAGTCGTTCTGGGCGACGACCTACTGGAAAAGGAACACGAAGACCCGACCGTGGACAGAATGGCGTTCACGCTCAGCCTGGAACAGTACGCGGACTTGCAGCAAGCCCTGAAAATCATCGGGGCCAAGTACAAGCCCGACCAGATGGAGACGTTCGGCAATACGAACAAAACCGGCAACAAAATATATATGGTGGTGAAAGAATGGGCCGCGCAAAAGAAATTGAAATTCGAGTAATACCGAGCCGGATCGCCAACCCGTTTATTAAGGCGCACCATTACAGCGGCAAGGTGGTAAACAATAGCTGCCTGCACTTCGGCGCATTTTTGGACGGACGGCTGCACGGCGTACTGAGTTACGGCCCCAGCCTGGACAAGAAAAAAATCATCGGTCTGGTAGAGGGTACAACCTGGGACGGGTTCCTGGAACTAAACCGCATGGCCTTTGACGACTACCTGCCCCGGAACAGCGAGAGTTACTGCATCGCCAAGACGATCCGCCTGATTAAGAAACAGGCGCCGCAGGTAAAGTGGGTCATTAGTTTTGCCGACGGCTGCAGCTGCGGCGACGGCACCATCTACCGAGCCTGTAACTTTGTTTTAACCGACATCAAACGGAACGACGCGCTGTGCCTTTTGCCCAACGGAGACAAAATCCACAAAATGACCCTACACAGCAACCCGACGAACCCCCGCCCGGAACTGGGCGGGCGCAGTTTTTACGACGTGACCGGCGGCAAGTACGACTGGGACGCCTACGTCAAGGCCGTGGGCGGAACGATCCTGCCAGGCTACCAATTGCGCTACATCTATTTTATCGACCCGGAATACAGGAAACGGCTGAAAGTGCCGGAAATCCCGTTCAGCCGGATCGACGAATTGAACGCGGGAATGTACAAGGGCGAGAGCATCACCCAGGCAGAAAGACACGCCGCCAGCCACTACGAACCCTGACCCTGAAAGGAGGCGCACCCCATGGCCGGAACCGGCGGGCAGTATTACGACAGCAAAGTCATGTCCCAGCTTTTCGGAGTTTCGGTGCGCCGAATCCAACAGCTGACGCAGGACGGCGTGATCGAAACCGTCCCCCTGAAAGTAGAGGGCCGCACGGTACGGCGCTATGAACTGGTGCCGACGATCCAGGCTTACACCAAATACCTGGCCGATAAAGCCTACGGCCGAGAACAGATCAACACCGAGGCCGAGTTAAAGGAACAGAAACTGAAAGCCGAAATTGCCCTGAAAGAAAGCCAGGGCGAACTGCACCGGCTGCGCACGGCCATTGCGGCCGGAGAGTATATCAGCATAGAGGAAGCGCGTGCCGACTATACGAAATTTTTTGCAGTATTGAAGCGATTCTGCGCAGGACTGCCAAGCCGGGTGACCGGCATGGTGGGAACCCGGATAGATCCGGTGGCAAGCCGGGCACTGGAAAAAGACCTGAACACAGAAATCAACGATATGCTGCGCACCTTCGTCCTGGCGGCTGACGCTAAGGACGGTGGCGACGGATGAACAGCGCACCCCGCCGAAAGCCCCGGACGTTCCGCTTCAAGCGATACCAAGTGCCGAAATACATCAAGGACGCCCTGGCGACCTTGAAGCCGCCGGACGACATAACCGTGAGCCAATGGGCCGAGCGTAACCGCATACTGAGCCGCAAGGAATCCAACCTGCAAGGCTACTGGCGCAACAGCGTGACGCCCTACCTTACCGGCATTATGGACGAATTCAACAACTGGGAAACCGAGCAAATCATTTTTGTGAAGCCTACCCAGTGCGGCGGCACCGAGGGCGAACTGAATATGCTGGGCTATGTAATAGACCAAGACCCCGCGCCGGTTTTGATCGTATACCCGAACGACGAACTGGCCGAGAGTACGAGCGCGAACCGCATATCCAGCATGATGGAGACCCCCTGCCTGAAACGACACTACCTGAAAAATTCCAGCAGCAAAAAGGAATTGCAGTTTGACACGGATATGTATGTGGCCCTGACCGGCTCCAACTCCCCCGCCGACCTGGCAAGCAAACCCATCCGTTACCTGTTCCTGGACGAAGTGGACAAATACAGTGCCGCCAGCCGCCAGGAAGCAGACCCCATCAACCTGGCAATCGAGCGAACCAAGAGTTATATTACGAACCGCAAAATCTATATGTGCAGCACCCCGACGCTGCGCACCGGCCACATCTGGAAAGCCAAGGAGGCCGCCGATGTAGAAAAACATTTTTTTGTACCCTGCCCGCACTGCGGAAAGTACATAGAACTAAAGTTTGCGCAGATCCGCTGGCCCGGCAAGGAAGACGGAATGAGCGACCGAGACCGGGCCGAATTTGCAAACTACGTCTGCCAGGAATGCGGCTGCATCATAACCGACCAGCACAAGCCGGAAATGCTGCAGCACGGAGAGTGGCGGGCCGTGCGCCAAAGCACCCGCTTTGCCCGGAGCGTAGCGTTCTGGATGAATACGCTGTACAGCCCCTTTACACGGTTTAGCGCCATAGCCGCCGAGTTTTTGAAATCCAAAGACGACCCCGACCGGCTGCACAACTTCACCAACAGCTGGCTGGCGGAACCGTGGGAAGATACCAAGCTGAAAACCAGCGCCGAACTGGTGCAGGAGCGCCAGACCGAGCGCCCGGCCTACGAGGTGCCGCCCTGGGCCAAGCTGCTGACCGGCGGCGTGGACGTGCAGGAAAACTGCCTGTATTGGAGCATACGCGCCTGGGGTGACTTTTTGACAAGCCAGAACATCGCGCACGGCCAGGCGTTCAGCTTTAACGAAATAGCGAACTACATGAATCTGGAATACCGGCAGCCAGACGGCACCGCCATGATGGTGGCCCTTTGCCTGATCGACTCCGGCGACCAGACCGATGAGGTGTATGAGTTCTGCGCAGAGAACGCAGAGTGGGCGCTGCCCTGCAAAGGCACCGACACTATGCTGAGCCACTACAAACTTAGCACCGTGAACAAAGCCGGCTCGAAAGCCTACGGCATGAACCTGGTGCTGGTGGATGGCGGCAAGTACAAGGACATGATCGCCAGCCGAATGCGCAAGCCAAACGGCAAAGGAAGCTGGATGGTGTACAAGGACACCGACCTGGAATATTGCGAACAGGTCACGGCTGAACACAAGGTCGTGGAGCGCAACGCCAACGGCCGGGAGACGCAGCGCTGGGTGCTAAAGACAAGCCACGCTGACAACCACTACTTAGATACCGAGGTCTATGCGATGGCCGCAGCCGACGTGCGAGGTGTACGCACCCTGTTTTTACAGAACGGGAACGAACAGGAAGCGCCGCCGACCATGCCGCCCGCAAACCAAGAGGGCGAAAAGCCCTGGATCATCACACCGACCGAAAACTGGCTATAAAGGAGGAACCCCACAATGGCCGAAAACGAAACACCCCTGACCGAACAGGGCTACTCCCCCAAAGAACTGCTGGCCCAGGTAGACAAAGCCCTGACTGCCGTAATGGTGGGCGGGCAAAGCTACAAGATCGGCAGCCGGAGCCTGACCCGCGCAAACCTGACCGAGCTGCGGAAGCTGCGGGCCGACCTGGCCGCCCAGGTGGCCGAGGAAGAAAACACCGGGCTGCTTGGCAACACAAGCGTGGCATTTTTTGAGGGCCGTTAAGGAGGAAACCGAAACATGGGATGGTTTGACAACTTAATCGGCTGGTTTTCGCCAAAGACAGCCTGTGAGCGCGAAGCCTGGCGATTGCAGCTGCAGCAGCTGCGCGGCGCCGGATATGACGCCGCCGACCACGGTAGACTGAACGCAAACTGGCAAGCCTACAACGAAAGCGCCGACCTGACCGACCGGGTGGCCCGTGATACGATCCGCGCCCGCGCCCGCGACCTGGAGCGAAACAGCGACCTGGCCAACGAAATCATTCTGGCGTTCCGCCGGAACGTGGTGGGAAAAGGCTTCAC